TCCGCTGCGGAGGAGGTCAAATTCCGTTTCGTAGGTGTCGAGCACGGCGCAGGGGGTGGGGTGATCAAACGGAAATCCGGGATGGGACGATTCATCGATGCCCGCAAAAGTGCGCCCGCCCGAGTCCCCCGGGACGCATTCCATCCGAATGGTCACCCCATCCCGCTCGAAAGCACATTCCAGAGGGAGCAGGATCGCGAGAGCCTGAAGGAATCGAGGAAGCCGAGGGCGGGTGCCGTCGGCCAGGATATCATGAATCGTCATGCGCCGGGTGGGGGAGATTGATTGCCAAAAGCCGATCCTGCCACCTCGATGCCCTTGCGGAGTGCCCCGCCGCCGTAGATCGTGTAGGCGAGATCTTTTAGAATCCCGCTCATTGCCTCATCGAGGGCATGGTGGCAGAAGACGGAATATCCCAAGATCACAACGAGGAATCCCGTGAAGGCCGTGCCGACCCACCTCATCCAGGAATCGGTCGTATTCTCCGCATGGACGGAGCGAATGTAGCTCCAAAGATTCATTTAGAACGGAAGGTGGGGGGTAAATTGGGCGAGAAAATGGAGGCACCAACGGCCCACCGAGAATCCGAGTGCGAACCCGGCGACGAAGACCCCAGCCAGCGCGACGATTTGCCAAGGCATCTGGATAATTTTCAATGCTGGCGAAAAGGTGGAAAGAGCAGCCATCCCGGCAGCAAGGGAGAAAATCCAGACAAGGGCGTCCCGCTCCTTTTCTGCCGTGTCCCGCTGAGCCTTGTATTTTTCGGCCAAGACAGTCTCTTCTTGGAGAGCTGCCCCCTGCTGCTGGTAATCGGCTTGAGCTTTAAGGAGTGCTACCTTTTGCTCACGGGCGAGCGATTCCATGTGGGAGACCGTGGCGAGGATGTCGGCTTTGCTGACATTGGAGAGATCAGCCGCAGAAATCTCGCGCAGAGGCGCAGAGACGCAGAGAAGAAAAAGCAGGGAGAATTTGAATGTGGAACTCATGAACTCAGGAAAAGAAAGAAATCACCTTGGGGGATTTCATATTAGTGATTCTGTTTCAACCACTGCTGGATGAGCACGGCCTTCCCGTCAATTTGGTCTGAGATCGCCGCAGCTTGGGAGATCGAGGTGTCTGGAGCCGAAGTGTGACGGATGGGAGCAGCGGAGCATCCCATGACCCCCACAAGGACGGTGGCCGCGACAAAGAACGCCAGAAGGATTTCCAAAACCAAGACCAGATATTCTTTGGTCGACGGTTTCATTTCTTCAGATTTTTCCAGATCGTTACCGCCGAGGCGCAGATGGAAAAGCAAGCCGCACCGATGGAAATGAAAACCGCGATATCCTGAACCGCGGGGTGAGTTTCAAGAAGGGAGACTCCAAGAAACGTGACGGAAGTGATCGCGGAAATCACCGAGCCAGCGATGCCAGGGATGATGGGTTCGGAATGGTTCATGCGTGCAACTCCTCGATGACCGAGGCAAACGTGAATGGAGCCGGAGGGAATTGTTTCGACCCTGTGGCTGCTGCGGCTTGAACGGATTGTGTCCAGGCATAGACCGCAGCGAGCTTCGGATTGCTCGCGGCCAAAACGGATGGATTGTTTCCGGTGGCGGCGAACTTCACCAGATAAGCGTTCAGCAACGTCACCAGACGGGTCGCGGTGAATCCTTGTAGCTCGACATGTTTTTCGGCGGCGATTAGGCAGGCAGCGGGCCATGCGGCGGCTTCGGTTGCCAGATTTTCGGGCCATGCCGTCGTTTTGGATTCGGGGAGGGATTGGACGTATCGAGAAACTGAAAATGTTCCGATCGATAGGGTTCCCGTGACTTTGAATCCTTTCTGTCCTTTGTAGGTGACGACATCGGTGCGGATCGTCTCGGAAGTTGTTCCCTGATCAATTACCGAAAGCGAGACAGGAGCAACCCGCTGCACATTGGCACCGAGGCTGCGGGCAGATGTAACGGCTTCCTCGATCGCCGCATCGAGCAACTTTGTGGAGAGAGCATTCATGCGTCAGGTAGTTGTTGAGAAGCTGCTGAATGGTAATGGAGTTCCGCCGTTGTAGAGAGCGGTGACTTCGGACGCGGAAAGCTCACGGTTCCAGATTCCACCTTCGTCGATTTCTCCTGGTTGACCTACCGCATAAGTAGCATCACCATTTCCGTTGAACACAAAAGGGTTGCTAAATGAAGTGTTCATGGGATTCCCCGACGAAGTTTGTTGAGCTATTTGGGAACCATCAACATAAACGGTGGTATATCCAAACTGATTCCATGTTCCGACTAGGTGGTGCCAGTTTCCATCGGCAATAGATGAAAAATTAATGTTATCTCCTGATCCATCGTTGTTGGTATAAACAGTCCATTGATTATCAAAAATTGACGGCCCTGAATTAGGATAAGAACTACCACTGGAAGCGCAGCAAATAAAAAACCCAGTGGTTGCTTTAACCCAAAACGACATTGAAAAACTAGAAAGACCCGTTGGAACAATGTTTGATCCGGTGGTTAAATAGGTGGAACCATCTCCATCAAAACTTGCATCTCCATTCAAAAGGCCGGTGCCGATGCTAACCCCGCTTCCGATTTGAGATAATGCAAAACCGTTTCCCGTGGAATCTTCCCACCCACTATCGTCAAAATTCCAATATGCAAGAAGACTGGAAAGCAATGATATCGTAAAAACAGTTGTTGTTGGCGAACTGGTCGCTGACGATGTTCCCCAGTCATTAGAAGCCGTGACCACGACATCGATGTAAAACCCAAGGTCGCCGGATTGGCAGGTGTAAGTGGAACCGGTGGCACCGTCTATGTTTGTCCAGTTCGTGCCGTCTGAAGAATGACGCCACTGATAGGCATAGGTCTGCGAATAGTCCCAAGATCCGGAATTTGCGGAAAGTGCATACCCAACCGCCAGAGTTCCTGAAATGGTCGGAAGCGTCACATTGACCGGGGAAAGAGAAACCCATGCATTGTTTTTCCTGCCGTAGAGGTGACCATCATTCGGCGCGTCCGTAATGCCCCCACCACCGCCGCCGGTGACCACGGAAACCGTTGTCTGGGCGGGCTGGCTGACCGAGACGCCGACCGAGATCGGCGAGGGATCGACCGTGATCGTGACGTCGCTCATGTTACTGGGTGATGGAAGGATCGATCTCGACGTTTCCCTCGAGGATGCGGGTCTTGAGGCCCGAAGCATCGGTCAGAAGAACGTCGTATCCGTAATAGAGGCTCCCGGCCGTGGGGGGTAGGGCAGCCGTGACGGCATGGGATAGGGTCATGGTGACCGATCCGGTCGTTCCGGCCGTGGAAACGCTGAAGGATGCCAGGATGGCGGAATTGTGATTCACCCGGATCTGCGAGGCCACCGTGCATCCGGTGAGGTCGAGCGGGGCGCTGGTCGAACCGGTCAGGGCTAGGGCGAGGGAATAGTCGGCTCCCTGCTGGATGGCGGCGGTGCCGGTGAGGTCGTAGATGGCAGGCATGACGATGGGCGATTAGGTGAAGAGGGTGGGGGAGACGGTGACGGGCGACTGACAGAGGGTGGTCTTGACCCCTCCCGAGACGCTGGAGATTTCGAGGATCAGGGAAGCGTTCGATGTCATCAGGTTTTTGAGCGTCGAACCGGTCACCGAAAGGGTGGCGGATTTCGAGGGAATCGCGTTAATGGTGGCCCCGAGGGTGAGCGCGGCGATGGGAACATTCGCCAACTGGTTCACAAAACTGATCGAAAAGGCGGGGGAATCGCCGGAGACCAGGACATTCCCCGAGCCGACCGAAGACAATGCCGAAAGGGCCGTCTGAATGTCGGAAGAGGAAGGGGGAAACGCAATCAGGGCGCTGGTCGAAGCGGCCACCGAATAATTCAGGGAAAAGCTGGAAAAAGAAATTCCCGTGATCTGAGACCCGCCGCTCGAGGCGGCGATGGTGAAGGAACTCGAACTCGGAACCGCGAGCACATAGTAGGTGGTTCCGGCTGTGATCCCTGCAAAGACTCCTGAGAGAGGAAAAACAATCGCATCATTCACCGAAAATCCATGGGCGGACGCGGTCTGGAAGATGTCGGCGGTGATCTGGCTGATCACGGCGCTGCCTGCCGTGGTGGCGTCATTCACGGTGGCAAGCTGGGCAGCCGGTGCCACGGCAGCCGTCCCTCCGGATGCCGTCACCGTGAAGGTGCTGGGCGTGGGGGTGGAATAAACGACGAAGCTCCCGGCATAGGATCCGACCGAGGCTGAAAGGGCGATGGGCTCCCCGACGATCAGTCCGTGATTGCCCGAAGTTGTGAAAAGGGTGGCATTCGCCGCGCTCGTCACGCTCCCGGTGATCCCTGACATTGTCAGGCTGAAGGATCCGCTCTGCGGACTTCCGGAAAAGGTCAGCGTCTGGACAGCACTCGAGGTCGTCGATCCGGTGACCGAAACGGCGACCGACCCGGTCGGCGTGCTATTATTGGCCCAGCTCCCGGCCGTGATGACGGCCCCGCCGCCGAGGGTTCCGATCCCAAGCTCGATCGTGGAGGCAGAAAAACTCACGGCGGCGAGCGGGTTCCCGACGATTCCCGTCTCACGCAAAAACGTGACATTCAGTGACATCTCATCACCGAAAAAAAACGAGGGAGCAGTCGCCAACGTGGAACTCACGGATGCGACCAGGGATGAGTTGGTCAGATCAACATAGAGATCGCGGGTCATGACTCGGCCCCTGCGTCAACTGAGCAGGCCCCCAGTTCCCCCGAGGGCATTTCCCTGACGGATCACGCAGGCGTGCCCAGAAAACGCACCCGCAGCATCCGACGCACCGGATCAATCGGCAGCGACGCAATTTTCCCGGTTCCTGGACGAATTCCGGACACGATTTGCAGACCTTGAGGCGGTCTTTGATTTCAATAGGCACCAAATTCAAATTGCAAGGAATCGTAACTTTCCGTGACTCCTGATTCATAAAACAAAACAAACGGGGAAGATCCGAAAAAGGTGACCGTTTTCCCAAAGGCGATGCCATCCACCGGTTGAGACGTTGTTTCCGGGTTCTGATAAGTCGAGTAGGGTGGGAATTCCATGCGGATCGCCGGGAAATAAAGGTTCCCCGACCGGTATCCTTCCGAAAAATTGATGGATGCGGAATAAAGGGGGTCAAAAATTGCCGATCCCCCGGTATCGGTTGTCAGATCAATCCGAAAAAGAGGACCGCTTCCAAATTCTATGATCTGATGACGGATGGATCCGCAGAGGAGCTCGAGCGATGTCTGGGGAATTTCCGTCCAGGGCTTTTTGAAAAAATAGTTTCCCGACCCTTTGATCGGATCAGGTTGTGATTCCGTGGCTTCATCGACGGAAACGCGCATGGAAATCTCGATCCCGGATGTTTTCCAATACAAGGCGGCCAATTCATCTGCCGAAAATCCCAACGGGTAGAGGGTGCCGGGGCCGACCTCTCCTTTTTCCGCGACGGGATAACAATGAGGGATGATTCCCAGGGAAATCATGGCGGATCAATAGGGCCCGAATCCGATCACGGTGATTTTTTTTGCAACGCCATCGACGCAGACGTCGAGCTCGATCGTGTTGAAAGAGATCCCTCCGTCCTGAATTGTAAAAAGTTGTTTTTTATCCGGATTGATTGGAGTCAATCTGCGAAAATTATTATCCAGATCCGCAGCTTTCACATGGGCACGGGTTTTTTTATCCGTGAGGTAATCCCGAAACTGAATCAGACCATTTTTGTCAGCCATATTATGAGAGTTAGATAACGGCAATCCCTGAGAACTTTAGTTCCACCTCCTCGATCTTTCCGTAATTGGACTGAGTTTCGCTCTGAATCGTGGGCGTGAGTTGGACTTGAAAGGTGGCTTGCGGAAAAACAAACCCTGCAACCGTCAGTTCAAATAAAGTCGCCTGATTCGACGGGATCGACGGGCTGACATAATTCAAGGACATGCCAGTTTGCTGGCAAAACTTTTGAGAAACGATCGGGGCCAGATATTTGCCGGAGACAGTGCGTTCTCCCACCGTCCAGGAAACCGAACGCAATTCCGTGGAATAGGTCGTGTAGATCGTCCCCGGGACATAACTGTAGCAATTCAGATCGAACGTCGTGAAAACCCCGTCCGACCGTTCGGAAAATGTGTAGAGGAAAAATGTTTGGCCCAAATAGTTTTCTTCCCGTTGGGAATTGAATAACGCCCGGAAACTTCCCGCCAGATTGGAGCGGCAGGCATAACTCCTCGTTAGCGTCTGAAGCCCCGAGGGGGCGGTCGACACCTTGTCCCCAGGGAGCAAAACGAGTCCCGATGATCCGAGATAAGTGGGCATGTGGTTTGTTACGTGAGGACGGCGAAGGCCTCGGTGTTGGTGTCGATCTTGGGAAGGTGTTGTTTCAGCAGGGCCACGATGTCAGCGAACGGATCGGAAGCAGGCTTACCCGATCCTGATTTGCCCCCTGCAGCTCCCCCGGCAGCCTCTTGCGGGCCACGGTTCTTATTGAGTTGTTCGTCATACATTTGGGCCGCTGCTTGCTGGGATTCGTCCACCGTCATGCCGGGCGAGTCGAGGTAGAGCTGCGATGCGAGGCGGGATTTGACCGTGTCGGCATTTTCGAGGGCGTCGGGATTGTATTGCCCTGACTGATCTCCGATCCGACCCCCCTGATGCGACGTGTACGCTGAAAAATCCGCAGCCGTCTTGTTAGCCGCCGCATTCTCATCCAGGGTCGCACCGGTGGCGCGGGTGTAGCTGATGCGTCCGGTGGAGGAATCCACGGTTGCCCGGTCACGAGGGGAGTCTACGGGGCCGATGGATGGATTGGCCGAGTCCTGCCCGATCCCCTGCATGTTCAGCGTCCCCTGGATGCCTCCTCCAGCCGCGATGTTGGCAAAGCTCGCGTCTCCGCCCTGCCCTTTGAAGTCCTTGAAACTGGCCGTGGCTCCGGAAAACGCATCCGCGATGGCGATGGCGTCTTTTTTCATTTGGGCCGTCATCTCGGCCATTTTTGCCGATTCTTCGTTCGCTTGCTCAATTTCTTCACGGAACGCTTTTCCATGTTCGACGACGGCGGCCGTGTGTCCCTTGAGCCGTTCGCCTGATCCTTCCATGTCCATATAATCGATTGCCTGAAGATGCGTCTCTTCGGTGGCTTTGGCGGCGGCCCCGGAAATTTTGTCCCAGGCTCCGGCCAGACCGACCGAGGCATCGGTCGCCCATTTTTCCGACGATGCGCGCATCTTTTCCCCGAGTTCGGCCATCGGGCGGCCCAATTTCTCGGGAAGATATCCGGCGATCCCGGTGAAAACTTCCGCCAAAAGCGACCCAAAGGAAGAAACGACGAACCCGAAGGCGGCCTTAAATTCATCCCTCAGCAATTCCGCAGCTTGAGGGAGGAGTTCCTTGTAATAATTGGTCGCAAAATCGAACACATAGACCAACCCATTATCGAGGGCATTGATGGCCGTCTTGAACGCCAGCACCAAAGCATCCCCGAACGCCAAAAACGTGTCGCCCGGATCTCGGAAAATCCCCAGGGCAAAATCAATACCGTCTCGGAATGATGCGCTGAATGCTTTCCCCATCGATGTCGCGTCGAAGTTCGCGGCGTATTCGACCAGTGTCTTGAGCGCCGGATAGGCGTCGCCCAGAATTCCCGCTGCAAATTCCGTGGCCTTGTTCCCCACATCCTCAAATCCGTTGAGCAATAAATGGAATCCTTCGGCGCTCTTGTCCATCTCGTCACCGTAGGATCCGAGCGATCCGGAAGCATCCGCGACTTTTCGGTCAAAATCGTTAAACAGTGCCAGGGTGCGCCCCCCTGCCTTCCCGAAGATTTCCATGCTGTAGGCGGCCTTGGTCGCAGGATCATGGATGGCATTGATGGCTTGGCCCAGCTTTCTGAATTGTTCGTCCGGGGAGAGCTTGGTCAGATCCTCCGCTGTCAGCCCAAGATTAGCCAGAGCCTCGGCAGATTTCCCCGAGGCATCACCGGCTCCCTCGATGAATTTCTGCATCTTGTTCACCAGGGGGCCGAATTTATCGGCACCGATGCCTGCATCCTCAAAGGCACGCTGCAAAACGGCCACTTTCCCCGCCGAGATTCCCGTCTCCTGCGAGAGATTGTCCAATTCTTTGCCGACCTCGAGGGCTTTCTTGAAAGTTTCGAGCGCCTTCAGGGCGGCCTCATATCCCAGAAACATTTCGGCGAGTTTCTTGGTATGCTCCATGAGGGCATCCCCGAGCTCCTTGGCCGAGTCACCGACCTCATGGAAGGCCCCGATGACCTGATCTTTCCCGGTGACTCCCAGGGATACGGATACGTCGCTCATACCGTGGCCCCCGATGTCATCGCAGCGGATCGTTTAAGCTCTTCGCGGATTTCCTTGCCGAGGGATTTGTAGAATTTCTCACGCGCGATTCTCAGCGCATCCTTGTAGGCCTGCTCCCGGGTCGCCTTGTCGGCCCAAGGAACCTTTGAAGTGAGGACGATCTCCGGGAGTTCGGCCTCGGCTCGATCCGAAACCGATGCCTGGACGAAATCACAATGCCTTTTGACCCATGAGGAAATCCCGCGCAGGGCATTGGAAACGGGGGCGTTCACCAGAATGGCGGCCTTGGCCCAGCCCGCTTTGGTCATGCCTACCTTTTCCTGCTTTTCCTTGATGTAGGTTTCCAGTTCCTTGGAATTGTAGACGACTTCGCGTCCCTTCCACCCTTTGCGGACGCGGCCAACGGCATTGCGGGTGCGCTGGTGAAAGGAAACATCGACGCCGGTCGAGACATTGAGCCTGTTAAATCCGGGAGCATCCTTGAGAATTGCCACGAGATCGGATTGTCCAAGGGCCTTGGATTTTTTTGTTATTTTCTTCTGAGGGTTGTCGGCGTGCCGGTTATGCACGCGATTCCCCGCGTCGATGGCCGCGATGATGGAGTCCCTCAAATCGAAATCGCGCGTCAGGAACCGGCGGGCCGATTCCCGAAGGCTCAATTTCACCGAATCGTGCTTCAGCTTGATCGGGGCAGCGGGCGTGTAGACCCGCAGGATGTCATTTTGAACGGCACGCTCCCCCTGACGTTGGGCTTCCTTGTCCATGCCGAACGGGGGGGTATTATAAGCGAGATTGACGGCCAGAAGGCGGGCCGCCCGGCGCATGGAATCAGCAACGGTTTTCCCGGTGACTTCCTCGTATTTCCGCAGCTTTGCCAGGAGCTTTTCGTTGTCGATATTCACGGTGGCCTTCACTCCAGGGGCTCCCTGTCAATGTCCCAGACATCGTCGGCCCATCGGAGGAGTTTCCCCCCGATCCATGCATGAAAATCGAGGATCCTCATCCCTTCGGAAAAAGGGAGTTCCCAGAGGATGAATTCGTAGCTCCAGCTTGTCTTTTCGGCCAGGCGGGCCAGGTAACTGGTCAGCCAGCCCGGCCGCCAGCTTTTGGGGAGATGCTTTCCCCGTTGCCCCCGAGGGTTCCCTTGAGCGCGGTACGCGATTTGTTCATCCGTTCAATCATGGCCATGATCTTGGGCTGGGCTTCCGCAAAGACATTGGGCTCGAATTCGTCCAGAAAGTCATAGACGGCGGCACGGAATTCCGAAGGGCGGGCCGCAAGATGCCGGATTTCCGATTTGGAATGGCTCTGACAGTAGAGAATCGCCCCGACATCAAAGAAAAGGGAAGACATCCGTCCTACCAGCAATCCGACGCCGAGATCGAGCAGCAACGCAAGATCCCCGGCACTGATCGGCCTTAGGAGGAGGCCTGCGATCTCATCTCCGTCCTTGAGAATCTCATGATCGAGCTCGCGGTTGCGCTCATCGGTATTGATCGCGTTCAGATTCTCGGCATCGAAGGAATCCATTTCCTCGGCGAGGGTGCTTTTGGGGATGTTCTTGTTTTTGTTTTTCATGGGAAAGGGGATTCCTAGCTTGCCAATCGGGCGAGGCCTTCGCGCTCCTCGCGGCCGAGCCGCCCGGTGACCAGGAGTCGCTTGTCCCCCCGCTGCAGGAGTCGATGCTGCGGAACGCGGTGGCTCTCCGCGATGATGTGGGTGCGAGAAAACATGATTTCCCGGGCAAGGAAGAAACAGACCATGGAATCGGGCCGCTCAAGATCCTTTCCGGCGGGCTTTTCCCATTGGGAAACGAATTCCTCGATCTTGCGGCCCTCGGAATTCACGGTGCGGAAGTGCCAGGTAAAGCTCTCCCTACCCTCATGGAGTAGCCGGGTGCATTCGGCATGCTCGCGGAAAGCAAATCCCGCCGCGTGAAGCGAGACGGCGAGCTTCAGGTCGGTGGTGGAAAACCATCCCCCCTGCATCATGTCCGTCTCGTTATTCATCGCGTTTTATTCAGACCGACCGGAGCCTGGATTAAGAGTTCCCGAGGCTCGGGTAGATGGTGAAGCTGACGGAGATGTCTTGGAATTTGTCGGCTCCCTTGGTCAGGGCGACGGAATCGACATAGGCCGTGCCGGTCACGCCACCGAGGGATTCAAGGTTTGCCACGGTGAGGGAGGCCGCGATCGCGGCACCGGCGACTCCGGTCGTCCCGGCCACGGTGCCCGCGACGGATCCCGTCATCTTGTTGTTGTGGTAGGCCACCAGGGCGACGTCGCCGAGGTGGTTCTTGACCTCGGTTTTCTCCGAGTTGGCCGTGAGGCTGAAAGATTGAACGAGGATGCCGGATTCGGAAGTGAGACCGAACGCCACGCCAGAGGTTACGCCGATGAGGGATGCCATAATGCATTCCCCGATGTGTCAACTGATCCGGATCAATCCGTCAGGGGACTTGCCAGAAGCGTGATCGTCCAGGTGCGGGAAATGGTGCGGTTCTGCCTCAAATCACTGACCCCTCCGTCCCAGCGTGCGCCATGGACGATCACGTCGCCATCGGTCATGTCGGTAAGGTCGCCTGTGAGGGATCCCTCAATCAGGGCGAAAAGGGTTTCGATCTCTTGATTTCCGGAAGTCCCTCCTTGGGCCTGCTCCCAGGCATTCGCCGTCACGACGACGTCGAGCTTTACTCCGTAGACCGAATAACCCGGGATCGCCACGGCCTCGCGGGTGGCCTCGACGGCGATTCTCGGGACAGTGAGCACCTCGTCACCGTTCCCCTGGACGATGGAAATGCCGGAAAGCCCCCCGACGGACGAGAGCCGGGAGGTGACTGCCGCCATGATGGCATTCTCAAGGGTCATACGCTGACCTCCGAGGCGGTGAGGGTGAGTCCGCTGGCCTCGTAATCGACGCGGATGACCTGAAGGGTCAGGTTGTTGTAGGTGAAAAGATCCCCGATGCCAGGCGTCGGAATTCCCCGCTGACGCAAATCGCTTTTCCTCAGCGCGGCGGTGACCCCGTGCTTCACGTTATGGCCCCCCATCTGGTACTCGTCCTGAAAATCGACGGCGCTCACCACGGCGCTGACCGATCCGGCCGCGAAGGTCAGGATCTCACCGGCGATCCCGGTCAGATCGCCGAGGGCGACATCGAGGAGGACGGAGGCGGCATTCATTTCCTCTCCGGGGGTGTCAAGTTGGCTTTTCTAGCGCGGGGTTCCTGAATCTTGCGGAACTGGGCGAGCAGTTTTTCGGCAGGGGAGAGCTTTTTGAAAACGAGTTTCTTCGGTTTCATTTTCCAAAAATGGCATCCCAGCCCTTTGCGTAAGCTTTAAGGTTGTGACGGGGTTTGTCCCCTTTCCCGGCTTGGTTTTCTTTCAGGTTGCGCCATTTTCCAGCCTTGGCCTGGGCAAGGTCGGCTTTGGCCTTTTTTACTTTTTCGGAGTCTTGTTTCATACAATCAGATCGGCGGGGCCGAAGGCCTCCGGGTTGCGGCGGCGATAGGTGGCCTCGCCTCGGGCGTAGGATTCGGGGTTGTTCCCGCGCTGATAGGTGGCGTCGAATTCGACCGGCTCGAACATCGGGTGATGATGGGTCAGGGTGAGGGTGGAAGGTTTCACCAGGCGTGCCCTGCGCGCTCGGAATGTGAATTCGGTGTCGAAAAAAAGATGATCGTATTCGCTTGAGAACATTTCCCCCGGGGGCAGGCCGAGCAGGGCGGGGACGCTCCGAGTAAAAACGGGATGCGCGAGGAGATCGTCCTTGCGGTGGCCGTCGCCGACCTCGAGGACGGCGGGCTGGGTCGGGTCGCCGATCTGCTGAAGCAGTGTCTCGTCCCACCAGAAGGGAGGCTCGACGTCGTCGGCTGCCATGACAAGGATCTGGCCGGAGCTTTTGGCAAAGGCGGCATTGGCATTTGCCACGGTGGTCGGCTTTTGCGGATCGTCAAAGGCCGGGCTGACGGCATGCCGGAACCGGCTCAGGATCGCGGCGCTCTCGGTGTCGGCCTCGTTGTATCCAAAGAGATACTCAATCCGCTCGGGGTGACGGGCGCGCTCCAGGAAGAGGGAACGTACCCGGGCGGCCGCAGCGGGGCGGCCATGCGTCGGGTGAATGATGGAGATCATCGATCCACCCTGACGGAACATCTGCTCCTCGAGGGTGTCGGCCTCGGAATTCATCCCATTCATCCGCAACGCCATCGTGTAGAGGTAAATTCCTCCCAAACGGTAGATGCTGGAACGATGAGTCCACGGCTGCAACGGAGGTTCGGGAAGGGAGACGGTCATGCGTGCCAGGGCGAGGCATTCCGCAGCCGATCCAAGGTCGGCATAGGCACCGGCCATGAGGGCGAGGGCCTCGCGACGCCACGGCTCGAGTGCCCACGCCTCGCGCAGGAGGGCCAGCTTGGCATTCGGATCCGATCCCCACCGCGCAAGCATGACGTAGAGTTCGTAGGCCTCGCAGGACTGGAGCGCGCTGCGGTCGGCCTGCCAACCGGTGATGCCCTCCAAGGCCGTGCGGATTGCTTCCTCCTGACGGCCTTGCACCTCGTACTCCTGGCAGAGATAGAAGCACCATCGGGGCAAAAGACCCCCATCTTCCTTGCGGAGACTTTCCAGAATGCGGGTGTTCCGTGCATTGGGCTGATCGTTCCGATGGGTGCCCGGCATGTGGGTGACCTCGGCCCCGGTTCCCCGGAGATAGCGAGGCTCCTCGATCACGGCGGCGAGGCTTTCATGCACGCGATCCTGCCAGCGGAATGTCCCGGCACGGATGATGCGCTCGCGGACGGGGGCGAGGTTGTTATTGGAAAGTCGGTAGGGAAGATAGAGGCAGTCGAATTCCTGCTCGCGGAGAAGGGCATGAATCTCTTTCACACTCTCAGGATCGATGCAGTCATCGGTGTCGGCCCACATGAGGAACTGATGACCGGCTGCCGTGCCGAGGTCGAAGGCCATCTGGCGGGCCGCGCCGAAATTGTCGACATGGGGCCAGTCGGCATGCTCGGGCGAATTGTAATAAGCATTGATCTGGCACCCCATCGCCTGGGCGATCTCCAACGTGCGGTCGGGCACCTGATTCCCCACGGCTCGCACAACGAAAATGTGCGGGGTGAGTTTTTGAAAGGAGCGGATGAATCGCTCGATGTAATGTTCGACATTCCCCGCGATGATGCAGAGGGCGAGGGATTTGCCGGGGGGGAAGCTAACGGGATGTGCGGGTGTATTCGGGTGCATATTCAGGCCTCCCGACTTGTCAACCTAACGGGGGAACTTTTGCGGATTCCATGGGCAAGCAAAAGGGGGATCCCGAAGGATCCCCCTGTGCGCGTTAAGAAACTAACCGGATCAGTTGTGCCAGATGACTGCGCCGCCGGTGATCCCTGCGGTGTAACCATAGAGGGACTCCATCGAGACCCAGTGGGTGCCGTTCGCTGGGGCATAGTGACGGCGGTATGTAATTGCCAGTCCCGTCTCCTCATCTTCCACGACGCGGCTTTCGATGTAGTAGCTGTTGTCCTGAGGGATGAGAGGACGGACGGCCAGGGCGATCGAGGAGGGGTGGGCGATGAATCCGAGGACGTTGTTGGTGCTCGGGAGAGCGGCCACCTCGTGGGTCTCGAGGCCGAGAACCTTCGGGAGCTTGCCTTCCTTGATCGCGTCGCCACCGAATGCCAGGTTGGCGAGCAAGTTGGTGGAATCGCTCAGGAGGTTGGAGAAGGTGTCAGGATTGAGAAGCATGACGCAATCCTCGATCGCTGCCCCGTTCTTCACGAGTGTCGCACGGCCGCTGCGGACCTGGGCAACCGTGAAGGCGCTCGCTCCGCTGGTGATGGTGACGCTGGTGTAAGCGTTCGATCCGGCGGTGACGCCGACTGTGCCGCCGATCACATCCTGAAACACGGCCTTGGCGACCGCCTTGCCCTGCTGATAGGCGAACTTCTCGACATCGACGAAGCTGCTGCCGTGGAACTGCTGGTCGGTGACGCCGACCGTTGCCTTCTGGTAGCTGGTGATCGAGACCTGAGCGGCCAGGGCGCTGCCGGCATCGGCGGACTCATAGGCGGGATATGCCGTGGTCGCGGTGATGTTGGAGACGATGGGCACGCTGATGACGGTGCCGCGACGGGCTGCGTCGGCGCTGTAGCTGGTCGAGAACTTCGCCAGGGGAGCCATCTGAACCACGAACGCCTCGAGGGCGAGCTGGGAGATGAGGTTGTCGTTGAGTGAGGTCAGGGAGACGGACATGGTCGTGGGTGGTTAGATTTTGGGGTTGAGTTGTTCGGAGCTTACTTGACGAGGATGTGGCGGAGCTTGTTGAAGTGCTTCTTAGCGAAGGCGAACTGCTCTTTCCCGGAGAGGGAAGCGTAGGTCTCGGCGAGGTCGACGGGAGCCTGCTCAAAAGCCCCACCGGCGACGGGGGCGCTGCCGGTCGCTGCGGTCTCCAGCACGGAGAGCTTGGCGGTGATCTCGGCGAGCTTGGCGCTCATGCCTTCGTCCTCGTCCATCGGTTCGGCCTTGTCCCCGATGACTTCCTGAGTCTCGGCGGCGGCAAGCTGGTCGAGCTTCTCATTGAGAGAAGCCATCGCGGCGGTGATGGGTTCGAGCGCTTTTGCAAGCGCGGCGGAGAGCGCCTCTTCGGCGGTCACGGGCATGGGGTTGGCGTCGGTCGACATAGTGTCCAAATCCTCGCTGTCAACTTGCTTGGGCATCTGCTCGATCACGTCGGGCAGGGTCTCGGCCACATCGGCAGGGCGTTCCGCGACGGGCTCGGGAAGGGAATCGGCGGCGATCTCCTCGGGGGTGAGTCCCTTGTCGCTCGGGGCGAGGGTGCGGTTCTGCACCTTGGCAACTCGGGGTGACTTGGAGGCCTTGGAAGATTTGAGCTTCCGGGATCCGATCTTGGCAGAATAGAGGCCTCCCTCGTTGGCCGCAGGCTGGCTAACCAGATCGACGCTGGTCAGGTCGCTGATGCGGGCGTACTGCTGGCCGTCGATCTCCTCGAGGCCGCCGGTCCAGGCAATCGAAAAGCCAAGCTGGTCGGGGAAGATGTCGAGGATCTTTGCATAGTATCCGGAAAGGGGATTCTCCTCGATCAAGTCGAGGTCGGCTTTCACCTGGTCGCCGTCGAGATAGAAGTTGGACATGGCACCGATCAGGTCGGTGACGGTCTCGTTATGGTCGGGGAATACCTTGAGCGGGGCGTTCTCATTGCCAAGCTGGAGCACCTGCTGGAGCGTGGTGGCGTCGATAAAGCAGCCGTGACCGAGCGCGGGGCCCGCCGTGATGACGGAAATGGAAGGGAATTTCATACGCTCCCGGGGGAGCGTCAACGGGTGGGCGGGAGGCAGTTCCTGACCTCCCGCCCCGGTCCGCCATCTGGCGGCCGTTGATGTTCCCATCCCGCTCGTCAGCGGGTTTTAGGCTTTGGGATCAGCCAGCCCTTGGCCATCACGCAACCTTTCGATCACGGAGAGGGGGTAGGGGCAAGATTCAAGCCTGCGGCATGCCTACCACATCGGCGGGAACACGGGGAGGCAGCGGGGAGGGAAGGACGACGGGGGATGGCTCCGGAGTGAGCGGACCCATGTCCTTTTTCTCCTGGTTGATCTGGGCGATTTCCTTTCTCCAGTTCTGCCCATACATGCCGAAATACTCGGCACGGGACATGAGTCCGGCCTCGACCAGGGCGATGTCGCTCATGGCGTCGCGGGAGCTGTCCACGGTAATCGACCGGGGCGGGATCCAGTCGACATGATGCCAACGGGTCGTCGCGGGGAGGTCTCCGTTCTTGATAGCGACCGCTGCGGCGTAGCGCCAGACGCGGCGCATAAACTGGGAAATGAGAAGGTTCTGTCGCTGCTCGAACCGGCGGGCGGCCTTGGCGGTGATCAATCGGGTATTCGCTCCCGAGACTTTCTGCGAATCCCAGACGAACTCGTAGGGGAGGCCGAGGCCGAGGCAGGCGGATCGGATGTATTGCTCGAGGTGGGCGTCGAGTTTGGCATTCGGACGCTCCATCTGGAAGTTGGAGACATCTTGGTCGTTTCTGACATTCAGGATTGCCCCTCCGCCCCAGACGGTTTGCATGGCGCGTTGGTCGTCGTTGGTGGAAGCATTGTCGAGGGTGATGGGGCCGAACATGCCGGAGGAGGATCCGGTCTTGCTCTTCACAACGAGTGAAATGGTCGATGCGGCCTTGGCGGCTTGCATCTCCAGCCGGAGGAGTTCGTCACGGTCGAGGCAGGTATTGATCGCCACGGCGATCCTCGGATAGCCGCGCACCTGATCCGTCCTTTCGGGCTCAAAGATATGGATCATGTCCCGGGCGGGGACTTTCTTGAATTCCCCGACGCTGGTCAGGATCCAGTAATTTTTCGGACGTCCGAACTTGTCGATCTGGACTCCGTCAAAGATGTCTTCGCGGCCTGCCAGGTCGGGAGGGGTCTGGACGCGGTGCCCCTCGATCATCTGAAGCTGCGCGGTGCGTTCGTCATCGCTTTTGGTCAAAATGGCAAAGATTTCCCCGTCTCGATCGATGGTCTCGGAAACGAGAAGTTCAAGGGTCGGCAAATCAAACCGACCCGTGACCTCGGGGTAACGTTGCCAGTGTTTCCACCATTCCTCGGCCTGCTGATCCCATGCGGAATCGCCAGAATCCGGAAGGGCCTGCAAGCCCGCTCCGACGGAGTAGCGGGCGAGGTCGGTGATGGCCCCCTTGACGATGGGGTTGTTCAGGTAGAGTTTGCGCGAGAGCGCCACGAGGCGCATGCGGTCGATGTCGCCGATGTCGGTGCGGGAATCGGCGGCGCGGGCCCAGACGAGTTGGCGTTCATTAGGACGCCAGCCGAGGGCGTCGACCATGCGGCCGATGTATGCGGTGATATTCATTAGTAGGTGCCTCCGAAAGAAATGTAGGTGACGGGCATGCCGAGAAGTTTCCCGTTCAGGATGTCCTGCGCCTCGAGGACGATCTCAAGCAGATCCTCGGAACTGTAGTTCATCAGCATGGAGGCACTGCGGCCTCCGGCACTGGTGCTCGCCACGAATGCAGACTGGCCCGATCCGGAGAGGATGCGGTCGGTGCATTGCTTCTGGATCGCCTGAAGCTCCGCCAGCGTGAAGGCGCGGCTGAATAGGAGGGCTCTCGTCATGCCGAATCCCCCGCGTCAACGGATCCAAAGTGATCAGAGGGGGGGGTTGTCATGGCAGATCCTCCGGTGCTCATCCGGGGGGACATAACGCGCGCCGAATCGGTGGATGATGGTCGCGAGGGTGGCCGCCAGGAGTTCGTCGTGGAGCTCGCCGGGCTGAAACCGGTGGGCTTTCCTTAATTCGGAAACGACTCGCTTCATTTCGAAATCGGTGCGTGGGGGTTTCCAACTCATCCCTGACCGGCCACGGTGATGAGCGGGCCGCTCGGTTCGGCGGGGGCATTGTTCTGGAGCCATTCGCCACCGGCAAGCAGGAGCATCTTTTCACAATCCCCGAGGTGGTTTGCCCCGACGGTGCGCCATTCCAATCCGGTGGCCCCCCGGGGGCCGCGTTTCTCGACGAGGCGCTCACCGGTGAGTTGCGTGATGTAGTCGCGGCGCAGATCGCGGGGCAGGTGCCAGGGCACCTCGCGACGCTGGATGGCCTGAAGATAGAGGCGCTCTTTCCACCAGTCGTCGTCGCCCTGGTATATGGGGATGAGCTTGTCCCGGGACATGATCTCCCCGAAAACGACGGGGGTTTTCATCCCCTGGGAGACGGTGCGTCCCTTGTACGCGGCCCATGTTCTCGGCCATCCGCTGACGAAATCATAGACGCCCGCTGCGCTGCGGGCGGCATAGCCGGAATCGACGATCCCGAACTGGCAAGCGATCTCTTTCCCCGAGGGGGTGGTGTATTTTTGGGCAAAGGTGAGCCGGATCGCTTCCCAGCCGATGGCCGTGCCGTAGTCGATGAGGTGGGAGGATCCGTCGAGATGGAAAGCGCGGATGGCCCACCAGAGCTCTGTCTGCTGGACGTCGACTCCCATGATGAGCACTCCGGGATCCTCGACGGGAACGGTGCCGAGGCGGTAGTCGGGGGAGGCCTTGACGACTTCCTCGATCTCGCCGCTCTTGATCGTCGCGGCCTGCGGGATCCAAGGGAGGGCCAAGGTCGAATTGATAAAGCTCCGGAGTCCTCCGGGGCTTTCTTTCTCGCGTAGGAAATCGATGGCAAGCTCGCCCCAGGAGACCCATGGGGAATAGAGGGCGTTCAAATGATAGCTGTGGACACCACGGGGTGCGTCGGGATTGCTGGCGACCCAGCGGCCGCCGCGAAGCATGGCGCTCTTGTGATGTTCCTCGATTACTCCGGCGCACCCGGAGCAGATGATGTGCGCGGATGCGGCGACCTTCCGAAAATCCCACGCATCGTCCTGCCGTGCTGTCTGATCCCATCGGACGGCCTCCCACTCCAGTTTCTGCTGATGATTGCATGTCGGGCATGCGACGAGGAAGTGCCTTTGATCTCCGGCAATCCATTCACACCATATCGAACCGGTATCGAGGGTGGGGGTGCTGGTCTTGAGCACCATCCCCTGGGGGAAATTGCGCGTGCGGAGCTCGACGAGGCGCAGGGCACCGGCTTCGCGTTTGGATTCCTCGGGAAATTTGTCGATCTCATCGGCCACCACCAATCCGCATGACCTCGATGCCAGTGCGGAGGCGCTCCCAGCCCCGACGAGGTCGAGGTTCATCTTCCGCATCGCCATTGCGAGGTTTTGATAGCGGTCGGGATCCTCGGGTTTCTCCGCTGCCAGGGCAGGACAGTCATCGATGAGGGGCTGGAGGCGATCGCGACTGAAGGATCGGGCGAGGTTCTCGCTCGGCATGGCCCAAAGGGCAGGGGTGGGCTTGCAGGCGATCCGGTAGGCGAGGGCCGCGAGCATGGTCGTGGTCTTTGAAGTTTGTGCCGCCCAGCAAAGGGTGACCGATTTCACGCCGAGCTCGCCGGTTTTGTCCAGTGGCTCGCGGACGTAGGGGGTCAGGAGAGTGCTGTATTTGCCCGGAGACGAGCTTGATCGTGCCGAGATGATCAGATTGGCCTCCGACCATTGCGAGACCGTCTGGCGGGCCGGTGGCATCCATGCCGCCTTTTCCTCGTTTTCGATTTCCAGCTCTTCAATCATGCCCGGTGATGCTTTGTTATGATTCCGAGACGGAAAGGAGCGTCCGCTCGGCCCATTCCTGAAGGGCCAAGGCTGCCAGACCCGGATCGGCAGGGTTGCAGCGCTTCGCCAGGGCATCCGAAATGGAAAGGAGGTGATCCTTGATGGCCGCGATGCGACGGAGGTGGATGCTTTTGATCGTTTCACGATCGACCAGCACCCCCACTGCCTGCTGATGCTTGATGAAGTCCATCTCGGCACCCGCTCTTCCGGATCTGGCGGTCGCGTATGCCTTCAGGGCGGCGTTGATTCCATCGAAATCCTTTGCGGCAAGGCGCTGTTGGAAGAGAGCATAGGCGGCTCGCTCGGCTTTTCGCGCCCGATCCCGGACGGCTTCGGGTGATTCGACATCGAGAAGCGCAGCCGGATCGACATCAACACCATCAACCACCGGCTCCGGAGCCGTGACCGTGGGCAGGAGCTTCACCCGGGCCGATCGCTGACCGTGACCGAGACGCCAGGACGAAGCGGCTTCGATCGAAGAGGTGGGCATTCCTTTTTTGATCCACTTGAAAACGGCCTGACGGCTGCACCCCCACGCCTGGGCGATTTCGGCAGCGGTACTCATGACCGGAGCAGGGAAGTGTGAAACACGGTGGGTGGATTCATTCCCGATGCCACCTGTCAACCTT